GATAAGATTAATGATAATAACTATTATCAAATATATGGTTTAGGGAATTGGGGTAAAATTAGAACAGGTGGTGAATTTTGGAAAAATTTTAACACTAATTTACATACACAAGATGTGCAATGGAATGAAGAATTACCAATACACCTATCTTTTGATGAAAATATAAACCCTTACATTACTTGTTTAGTATGGCAAATAGTTGATAAAACAACTGCAGTACAAATAGATGAAATATGTTTACCCGATCCATTGAATAGAATAGAAAGTGTATGCAATTACTTTATGAAACTTTACCCACCCAATAGAGTAAAAGGATTATTTGTATATGGTGATAGGACCAGTGTAAAAGAAGATACAAAAATGCAGAAAGGTGAAAACTTTTTCACACAGATATTGCATTATTTAAAAGATTATAAGCCAAATTTAAGACTACCAACTGCAAACCCAAGTGTGGTCCTATCAGGTGGTTTTATAAATACATGCTATAAAAATGCAGAACCTATTAAGATAATTATAGGTAAAAATTGCAAGAAATCAATTAATGATTATAGTTATGCATTAGAAGATTCAGATGGTACAGTTAAAAAAACCAAAAAAAGAAATCCAGTTACAGGGGTTACATATGAAGAATATGGGCATCAAACAGATGCAAAGCGTTATTTTATCACAATGGCATTTATGGATAAGTATATGCAGTATTTAAGTGGTGGAAAATCAACTGAAAGAAAAATGGGACAAAGAAGTATATCAAATTATTAATATTTTAAGTAACTTTGCAATTATGGCATATTTATATTTTCGTGATTATAAACGATTAATACAATTAGATAATCTAAATCAGATAATTGGTAATGATACTTCATTAATTGAAGATAATGAAAGTGTTGCAGTTACTGAAATGAAATCATATTTAGTACAAAAGTACAATGTGAATAAAGAATTTACAGATACTTTGTTATTTGTACCAAATACAGCATATAATGTTAATCAAAGGGTTTATATAGATGCACCTGCTTACCTTACAACAGTAAACTATAATGATAATGATTTGTGTTTGTATGGTGGTAAAGTTTATATTTGTATAGATCCTACAACAGGTGTTTTTAATCCTGCTAAATGGTTTTCATTGGGCAATCAATATGACATGTTTTATAGTTATTATTCAAGTGGTTTCTTTGATTATTACAAGCAATATGAAGTAAACCAATTTACTATTTACGAAAATAAAATATATAAAGCATTAAGACAATCTACAGGTATATTTCCAAATAAAGATGCTACTATATGGCAGTTTCAAGGCAATTATTCTACAGCAGGAACGGATGTAACAAATACATCAGTATGGAAATCAGGTGATAATAGAAACCAACAAATTGTAAACTATTTAGTTTCAATCATGCTTTACCATACACATTCACGTATTTCACCACGTAATATACCTGAATTAAGGGTAAAACATTATGATGATGCAATTAAATGGTTAAAAAATTGTGCTACAGGTGAAGATATAAATGCAGGTATTGAATTATTACAACCAACACAAGGACTACGTACAAGATTTGGTGGTTCTGTAGCTAAAAACATAAACACTTATTAATCATGGCAAATTTATTAACACGTTTTTTCGGTAGTAAAGAAAAAGAAAAAAATGTAGGATCTACTATTATTCCTGAAGGTTTACAACGTACAAAGCAGGACGTTGGAAAATGGAGAGAAGCAATATTAGAAGCAGAACAGGCATACAATCCATTCAGGGTTAAGATGCAAAATGGTTATTCTGATACCGTATTAAATGGACATGTATCAGCATGCATGGAATATAGAAAAAATCTAACATTATTAAGAGATTTTGAAATTGAAGTAGATGAAGAAGAAGTAGAAGGTTTAGAAGAAATATTTGAAACTAAATGGTTTAGTGATTTAGTAAATTATATATTAGATGCGAAATTTTTTGGTTATTCTTTAATATCATTAGGTGATGTGGTTAATGGTTCATTCAATGAATTAACATTAATCAAAAGACAAAATATAAGCCCTGATAGATTGAATGCAAGCCCTTATGTGTATGGGCTTACAGGTGCTAATTTTACTGAAGAACCATATAAAAAATGGCATATTTATGCATCAACACCGAGTGATAATGGTTATAGTAGATGTGGGTATGGCTTACTTTATAAAGTAGCTATGTATGAAATATTGTGCAGAAACTTAATAGGCTATAATAGTGATAGTGCTGAAATATTTGGTATGCCATTAAGAGTAGGTAAAACATACAAAACAGATGAAACAGAACGTCAAGAATTTGCAGATGCCTTATCATTTATGGGTTCAGCAGGATGGATGGTTACTGATATGAATGAAGAAATAGAATTTATATCTAATTCACAAAGTGGATCAGGTTTTATGATTTATGAAAATTTAGAGCAAAGATGTGAAAAGAAAATAAGTAAGATTTTATTAGGACATGCTGATGCACTGGATAGTGTTGCAGGAAAATTAGGCAATGATAGTGCAGAAAGTCCAGCACAAAAGGCAATATCTGATATTCAAACATTAGATGGTAAGTATGTTGAAAATATTGTAAATGAACAACTTATACCAAATTTACGTTCTATAGGTTTTGCAATACCTGAAAGTGCATGTTTCAAATATTCTAATTCAAGTGAAGAAATGGAAAATAAGATGCATGAAATTGAGATGAATACTAAATTATCAGCAATTGCACAGAACATGAAGAATGCAGGGTTACAAATGGATGCTAAATACTTTGAAGAACAAACAGGAATTACTACAAAACCTGTTATGTTTATGCCTTCATCAATGCCTTCATCAATTCCTTTACCAAATCCTTTAAGTAATAGAGTAACTAATAAGTTAAATGAAATATACAAATAAGCAGATAAAAAATTTATTAAATGGTATTGAAGAAGGTAGGATTAATGAATATAATCTACCTGAAGATCTTTATTTTGCTATAGTTGACTATTTAAAGAAAGGTGTATTTGAAGGTTTTGGTTCTACATTAAATAATGTATTAGATCAGGACAAAGAATTACTAACAGAATTAGTTGAAAACATACACATGTTTAGTGGTGCTAAAACTTATCAACAAGTTAAAGAAATAAATTCATTGTTAGTTGATGAAGATGGTAATATTAGAAGTTCAAGTGAATTTAATAAATTAGGACGTGAACAATTTGATTTATGGAATGATACATGGGGTGAAACTGAATATAACACAGCAATAGGACAATCACAAATGGCATCTAAATGGGCTGATATTGAACGTAACAAAGATGTTTTGCCAAATCTTGAATATAGTGCAGTAATGGACGAAAATACAAGTGATATTTGTGAACCATTAAACGGAATTATAGCACCTGTAGATGATCCTATATGGGACACTGTAAGCCCTTTGAATCATTTTAATTGTAGATGTACACTTTTACAAGTAGAAACAGATCCTACAGAAAATTATGAAGATAATGCAGAACAAGTAGAAGGTGATATGCAGGATATTTTTAAACATAATGCAGGAAAAACAGGTGAAATATTTACAAAACAACACCCTTACTTTGATGTACCTGCAGAAGATAGAGCATATGCAAAAAGAAACTTTGATTTACCAATAAATTTAGAAGATTAATGAGAAATAAACCAAATATAGTTGTTGATATGGTAGGTGCATGTATAAGCCATTACAAGAAAATGGGTACACCAGTTAAAACTATTAGATTAAATCCGTTCAGATTTTCTATGTTAAAGAAGTTTGTTGAAAGCAAAGATGAAGAAGTTAAGGTAGTTGATAAAATAGTATTTAAAGATATTGAAATATTATTAGATAAATTTGCAACACAAACAATGACATGGGAATTTAAAGAGCCTAAAACAATTGAATAATGGCATTAAGTAGATTTAATTTAGATGAAGTAAAAAGAAAATTGCAATTATCAAAACGGATCATTCCTGTTAAATTAGCAAAACTAACAGAAAATCATTTTGTTGGACATTTTAAAGATGAAAGTTTTGAAGGGGTTAAATGGCAAACACCTAAAAGAAAAATTGTAGGTACACCTGAATATAAATACCCTAAAACAAAAGGTTTAGGACGTAGGACCTCAAACATATTGGTAAGAAGTGGTGCATTAAGACGTGCCACATCAAATAGCATACGTGTTCAAACATGGAATGAAATAAAGTTAATTAATGCTATACCATATGCAATATATAATAATGAAGGGACAAACAGAATACCTGCAAGACCATTTATGAAAGATAGCCCACAATTAAGAAAAAAACAAGTATCTTTGTACAAATTAGAGATTGAC